CGATCTTAACACTGAGGGTGGTGAAGGTATTAACCAGATCACTTACCGCAGCTATGATAAGCGTGGTGAGACTGCTATTATCGCTGGTAAGGCAACTGACCTTCCCCGTGGTGATATTTCTGGTAAGGAATATACCATTGATGTTCGTACACTTGGTAATGCCTTTGGCTATTCACGTCAGGAATTAGCTGCGGCTAAACTGACTGGTATGCCTTTGGAAGCTCGTAAGGCAGAGGCAACTCGCCGTTCTTATGAAGAGAAAGTAAACCAGATCATTTGGTTTGGCTCTGCTGAGAACAAGCTTCATGGTATCTTCGGTGGCCCTGTTGGTGCTCCTGCTCTGACTATCCCAAAGACTGCGGTTGATGCTGCTGTTGGTGGTGGCTTCTCTACTGTGTGGGGTGTTGATAAGACTCCTGATGAGGTTATCGCTGACCTTACTTCTGCTTGTGTCAAGATGTACTCTGAGACCAAGAAAATCTTCCGTCCTAACAAGATTCTTATTAGTGTCGAGAAGAAGCAATACCTGATGAACACTCCTCGTTCATTGCAGTCTGATGTGTCTATAATGGATTGGTTTATTGCCAACAACATGTTCATTAAGTCTAAAGAAGACTTCAAAGATATTAATGAGCTTGAAGGTATCTATGATGGTGCTGGTGGTGCATTCGATCCTACTGGTGCTTCTGGTGAAGGCTTCACTGTGTACCAGTCCGGTGCAGACAATGTTCGCGTTCGTGAGCCTTTCCCTTACATGCACTTGCCTGTACAGTATAAAGGTCTTGAGTTCGAGATCAACTGCTATGGCCGCTTTGCAGGTGTTGAGATGATTCGACCTTCTGCTTTCCAGCACTTCTACGGTATCTAAGGAAGGATAGCCAACATGCAATGGATTAAGAATAATGTAGTTGGCTTGCTTGGACTTGTTCTAATCGTAGGGGGTTCTTTAGGAACTCTCTACGTTAAGGGCGAAGTTAGTAGCAAAGCTACAACGCAGCTACAGGGATCTGTTACCGCACTAAACAAGGCTCATGCAGCGCAAACTATGTCTTTCCATGACTTAGTAACTAAGACTACTAGGCTTGAAGGACAAGTAAGTAACTTTGCAAGATCAAATGATAGACTAATCTTAGCCCTAGATAAACTAGATGTTGTGTACGGATCAATGAGAGTTGTTGGTGCAGTACAGGATGAGAGAATAAGGCAGTTGACGATTAGGATAGATAAAATAGATGATAAACTTAAAAGAGAAACACTATGAAGATTAAGAATAATACTCCAGCAAACTTGTCAGTGTACGCAGTATCTACCAGAGGTTCTGCTAACAAGAAGTCTATGGTAATCCCAGGTGAGGCTACCTTAGAGTTAGATGATGCTGAATGGTTAAGTGAGTATGCTGTACCTGCTGTTGCCATTGTTAAAGCTGGCAACCTAGAAATTACTGTAGACCCAGTAAAGTCTGATGAAGAAGTAGAAGCAGAAGAAGAGGCTGCACTAGCTGCTGCCAAAGCACTCATTGAAGCTTCAGAAGGTACAGATGGTAAAGGTGAAGGTGGTGAGAGTACAGAAGGTGAGGGTGGTGAAGGCAAAAAAGTCTCAGCTAAGAAAGCCTCCGCTAAGAAAGTAGGAGCCTAACCATGACTAGTGTGGTTGAATTCCAAGATAGGTTTCCTGAGTTCTGCGAAATAGATAATGGTAGAGTACAACTATTCTTGAATGATGCCACACTGCTAATGGGTTCTGAGTCAAGGTGGTTGGGCTTCTATGATGTAGCCCAAGCATACTACACAGCACACTTAATAGTTGTGGCACAAGCTACAGAGGCAGGGGATAGTGGTATACTAGCTCCCGTAAAGCATCAAGAAGTAGATGATGTAGTAATAAAGAATGCTATTAGTGATGTAAGCCCTACACTTGATGACTTGTATAGTACCTCTTATGGCAAGAGATATGTAAGCTACAGACGTAAGGTGTTTGCTGGAATCTACGGAGTTTAGTAATGGCTATGCAAATGCAGAGAGCGTTCAACGCAAGGATGCTTTCTAAGATGACTAAGCACTTTATTACAGAGAGCACTTACGATGCCAACAACCATATAGTTGAAGGAGAGAAGATTTCCTCTACACTGTATGGGGTTATCGTAGCAGGTAACAAGTTCTCTCAATTTGAAGAGGGCCAAGCTCTGCACTCAGAAGATGGAGGGCAGCGCATAAGTGATTTCCGAACCTTGTACATCACTGATAAGTACTCTTTAGAAATGACAGACAAATTAGAGTTTAAAGGAAAGTTCTTTAATGTCCTGCAAAAGTCTGACGAAGCTGTCTATGGATTTCATTCATTCTTGCTTGAGAAATCAGAGGGGTGGACTCCATGACTCCAGATCAAGCTGACGTGCTAGTTCTACAGAAGATGGTAGATCTCATGGTTGGTATATCTAAGTTTTCATATGCAGCTAGGCAGAGGGATGCGCCCAAGCCAGCAGATGAGTTTGCTCACATCAGAGTCCTTGAAGAGTATCAGATAGGCATTCCAACACAAACCATTAAGTCCCAAACTGATGACACCACAACTTATAGAAGCTATGGATTAGTAAAGTTGAGGTATAGGATTGGGGTAGTAGAGACTACTGGCATACCAAGCTCTAAGATAATGAATGGCTGGACTTCCGAAGCCATGAAAGCTGAAATGATTAGCTCTGGCTATGGGTTTATCAAGTGCGAACCTCTTTCAAGTGAAGATGCTAAGTTAGAAAAAGAATGGGAATACCGTAAAGGTTTCTCAGTAGATATGTATACCACAAGAGTATATGAAGAAACAGTAGACAACATCACTTCCATGATTATATCTGGAGAGTTTATAGATGAAAACAACTACATTACTTCTGTTACTTATGAAATTAATAACAACTAAGGAATCAATCCATGACGATTGAAATTACCGAATTTGTTGATGTTAGTATCTCTGTCTCACCTACTGGTGTTGGCGGAGGTAACTTTGGCATTTTAGGTTTTCTAACCCTCAACACTGATGGTTTTAAAACTGACAAAGGGATTACTCCCACAGAACGAACTCGTGCCTACACAAGCATTGCAAGTGTTGGTGGTGACTGGGAGACTTCATCTGAGGTTTATAAGGCTGCTACAGCTTTCTTTAGCCAGACTCCTACTCCACGAGACTTCCTAGTAATTGTAAGCTACACCTCAGCTCAGTCAGGTTCTCTGGTTGGTGGTGGTTCAGATACTCTTACTGAGCTTGCAGCCATTACTGCGGGTACACTTGACTTTGCTGTAGATACTAATCCAGCTACCTTGGTGGCCTTGGACTTCTCTTTGGCAACTAGCTTAGGTGACGTTGGTGATGGTACTAGTGTTGCAGCTATTATCCAAGCAGCTATTGACCTTGAGGTTGGTGGTGCAGACCTATGTAACATTACTCACAATGGGTATCAGTTTGTAATCACCTCAGACTCCACAGGCACTAGCTCTACAATTGGCTTTGCTACTGGTACTGCTGCTGATGCACTTGGCCTTAGCCAAATTCTGGCACGTTCAGAGGCAGGCATTGTAGCTGAGAAGCCCGTAGACTCACTTGCTGTCGCTGCTGATGCTGGCGTAGCTTGGGTTGGTACTGACGTTCACAAGACCTTGCGTGATAAGCTTATCTCTGAGGAGTCAGGTACAGTAAACTCCACTAATGAGATTGCTGCTTTCTGTGAAGCTAACAAACGTATCTTCATGAATACCACTAATGACCTTACTGTACTTAATGCTACAACCGGGCACACTGCTGCCGAGCTTAAGGCTGGTACTTACCGCTACTCTATGTCAAGCTTTAGCCGAAATGCTAACTTGTATCCTAGTTCTGCTGTGTTTGGTCGTGCGGCTTCTGTTAACTTCTCTGGTGTAGATACTACCATCACCTTGAACCTTAAGCAGATCCCAGGCATTACTGCTGAAGATGTTACTCCTGCTGAGTTTGCTAAGCTACGTGAGAACTATGTATCTTGTGTAGTACAGATTGGTAACACTGCTAATGCATTTACTGATTCTAAGATGGCATCTGGCTCTTGGTTAGATACTACTCATGGCCTACTGTGGCTTGAGAATCGTTGTGAAGTAGATATGTTTAACTTACTCTACCTCACTAACACCAAGATTCCATTTACTCAGGTTGGCATTAACACTACCGCCGCTACCTTGACTCAATCTTTGCAAGCTGCTGTCCGTAATGGATTGGCTGGCCCTGGCTTCTTGCCAGATGGCACTTACTTGCCAGAAGGTTTCATTGTAAATGCTGTGGCTCTGGCAGATGTACCTTCTTCTGAGAAAGGTAATCGCTTGTACTCTGGCCTGTCTTTCAAGATGGTTGGATCAGGTGCGTTACATGAAGTAGTTATCTCTGGTGAATTCTCCGAATAAGGAATAGGTTATGTATCAATATTCATTTGCCAACGTAGATCTTATCCTTGAGGTAGACTACCCAGGCAACGAAAATCCCAAGTCCTTTAAAGTAGAAGGCTTTGGTACAGGTGAGAACCTGATTAACATTATGCGTCGTGCTCCTATTGCAACAACTCAGTTTGGTGCTTATGGTGACATGGTTGTATCAATGCAACGCATCCGAGCAGGGGACTTAACCTTCCCAGTGCTTATGAATGCTCCAGAAGCAAAGTACCTGCAAGACTATGCAAACTACTTTCAGCAGCAAGCTGATGCAGACGGACAACTGGTTAAGCCCATTCAGGGTAAGCTAGTTGACAACATGGGTAAGGATGAGGCCACTATGTCTAATGGTGTAATCCTGGCTATGCCTGCAATGACTCGTGGACAGACCATGAACATTGTAACTTGGGTTGTCACTTTTGAGAAGGTTGTGTTTGACCGTAATACTGGTGCAGACTTCCAAGAGCTATAACTAGAATATGGCCCGCCCTTAATTGGGTGGGCTATTTAATCGGAGAATAATATGAATGATGGTTACTCTGGAGAGCTTACTGATGGTAAGTCTATCTTCATACCAAACTGGTCTGTTAAAGTCCAGTACGAAAACTTAACCCAGGCATGCAAATACCTTGGGCAAGACAATGTAATAACAATCTCAGCCCTAAATATACCAGCCGCAATTCTAGCTGTAATGGGTTCTGAGGATGCACAAGCTAGCACAGAGTTAGTTCTGCATTTCACTAAGCAAGCTAGAGTAGATGGCAAGAAGATTGACGATGGACTGATTGAGGAGCTAGGCATGTATACAGTCATAGAACTGTTTGCTCATGTAATGCACTCTCAGTTTAATGATTTTTTCGTATCAGGTTTAGCAAAGGCACACTCCCAAAACAAG